ATTTTGCATTGCAATAAGCTAAGTGAATTTTCCTTGAAACTTGATTCCTAAGATTATCGATTTTATTGTCAATATGCAGTGCTTGATTGAAATAACTTATTGCTTCTTCATATTTCCTTCTTGACATCATACACTTACCTAAACCATAAAGTGAGTTTGATACCCAATGTAAATCATTGTCATGGTCTGCACGACCCATTGCTCCTCTAAAGTTATGTTCTGCATCACCGATATGGCCTTTATATTGCGTTCTTCTTTGCGCTTCTGCAAGGTTGCCTAATGCAAGGTATAATGGTTTTTTATCTTCAATATCAACCTTTCTAAGGATTTCTACTGCTTTTTTATGGTGAGCCATAGCTTTATAGAATGGACCTGTCTGCATAAACATTAATCCTCTTTGATTAAGTGCTTTTGCTTCTGGGAATGAATCAGGTCTTGCTATTTTCATTGCCTTTATTAAATATGTTTCAGCATTTCTAATGTCTCCATTCAATCTGCAGATATCTGCAATGTTTGTGTGGGCTAAAGATTCTTGATCTGTCAGATCATTAAGCACAGAATGATTGATTCCCATCTTCAATAGATTGTCTACTTCATTTTTAGCACATTCATATGATATTAATGCTTTATCATATTCTCCAAGCATCCTGTGCTTTATACCAATCTTTTTCTACTGAGCGCGCAACAGGAGGTGTTTGCGAGAAATGCAAATCACTTATTACTGCACTACGGAACTACCGTAAGAAATATGATGTCGCCCTGAAGCGCTATGATAGTAAACCATTACATGATCATACATCACATGCGGCGGACGCCCTTCGGTACCTGTGTGTCACACTTCCGAAGATCAATAGTGTCAGTGATCCGGCCGCGCTTGAAAGACGATATCAAGAGGCCCGATTCGGAAGACAAAGCAATTTACCGCACGTATTTAGAGATCACGACGATCACTATTAACTTGATATATTCTATTTCTGTTTTTATGATGAGCACGAATTCACAGCTTATCACGGATCCAGGAGACTATTCATGCTTTTTCCCCAACTAGCGCCCGAATTTTATGATGAAAAAGATCGTGGGCTACTACAGCGCATGGAAACGAGCTATGCTCAAGCTATTACAATCAATCAATCTTTTTGGGGAGAAGCTGATACTGATAGCCGTTTTATGGCCGGTGATCAGACTCTCTGGAATGATATCTATGGGAACTTGCCCGCTAACCGTCGTAAGCAATTTAACTTTAATCGGATAAGACGCGTTGTTAATATGACCTCTGGTCATCAGCGCAAGAACAGAAAGTCCATTACTGCTATTCCTATCGAAAATGGTGACGAAGTAACAGCAGATCAATTCACTAAAATCATTATGTGGGCTACCCAACAAGGGTCGATTCTAGAAACTATTTCAGAATCATTTGAAGGAGCTCTCGTAACAGGTATGAATCTACTGCAGATATGGGTCGATTATAGATCGGATCCAGTTTCAGGGAATATCCGCGTTGATAACTGTTCATATAACTCGTTCCTAATTGATCCGTACTTCCGTAAACCTGATCTATCTGATTGTAATTACCTCTGGAAGCGTAGCTATCTTACCAAGCAAGAATGCATATCCGTGATGCCAGGTAAAGAAAAAGAAATTATGGGGCTACAAGGTAATCCCTACAGCGGTGCGCGGGACGCCAAATTCCAATTTATGCCCGAATCATATCAATACAGCCAGAACAATTTACTCACCTATGACGAGTACTACTATCGATCATTTCGCAAACAGCAGATGCTTGTAGATAGCGAGACTGGCGAAACTCTCGAATGGTCACACCAAGACGAAGAGTCTTTACAAGCATTTCTTGATACGTATCCTCAGGTAACCATGGTTACCCAAGAGATTCCTACTGTACGAGTGGGAATCGTGATACAAGGAAAGGTAATGTATGATGGACCTAATCCGATTGGTATTGATAACTATCCCTTTGTTCCTGTTCTGGGATATTACAACCCACAATTGCCTTACTTCCCATACAGAATACAGGGAATGGTGCGTGGGCTGCGTGATGCGCAATACCTATACAACAGGCGTAAAATTATTGAGTTGGATATCCTCGAAAGCCAAGTCAACTCTGGCTGGGTGTACAAGGAAGATGCATTGGTTAATCCAAAAGACGTATTCCTTTCTGGTCAAGGACGAGGACTAGCGCTCAAGTCCGAAGCAAATATGAGTGACGTCATGAAGATCGATGCCCCCGGTGTCCCTACATCTATGATCGAACTCTCAAATATTCTAGCTCGTGAAGTAATGGAAATATCAGGAGTAAATGAAGAGCTTCTCGGATCCGCAGTAGATGATAAAGCGGGCGTATTATCCATGCTCCGACAAGGTGCGGGCCTCACTACACTCCAAGTTCTTTTTGATCAGCTCGATCGATCACAAAAGATCCTTGGTAATCTCATGATTAAAATCATTCAAGCCAACTTTACTCCAGGAAAAATTCAACGAATCATTGATGAACAACCATCTCCACAATTCTATAACAAAGCCTTCGGGAAATATGATGTGGCTATTGAAGATGGTCTCAATACTACTACACAAAGACAGATGCAATTTGCTCAACTTCTACAGCTAAAAGAAGCCGGTGTTCCAATAACTCCCGATGATCTTCTCGAAGCAGCTACTATCCAGAACAAAAAACAGATCATGGAAAACACTGCTAAAGCTCAACAAGAACAAGCTCAAATGCAGCAAATGCAGCTGCAAGCTGGTATGGAACAGCAGCAAGCACAAACTGAACTCGCTAAAGCGCGTGCTCAGGCTGATGCTGGTCTTGGTGTTGAACGTCTATCTCGTGTACAAGAGAACCAAGCTCTGGCAGTTGAACGACGAGCTGAAGCTCAGAAAGATCAACAACTTGGTATGCTTCATGTAGCGCAGGCACTTAAAGAACTTGAAGGAGTGGATCTGGCACAATTAGAGAAGTTGATACAGCTATCTAAATTGGTGGATATGAATCAACCGAATGAGCAAGAAAAGGCGTCTTTACTTTAGTACCGTTTGAGGGTAGAAATATATCACTCACTCCTAGCGGCCACCACTGCTTCGAATAGTATAGAGGTATATTAACCTTGCAGCTCATTACGAGGTCTGCAATTTCTATCGAAAGGCCTATAATGGCAAAAAAACGCTACTACCAAGATCGTAAAGATCGACGTGATGAACGTCGCGGTGAAGATCGAATGCTCGCTATGAAACGTGCTGACGATCGTTACAGCGATATGGACTCTCGTCGTGCAATGGAACGTCGTGATTTCAATATGATTTCTGAAGATCGCAGTGCTTACGCTAACCTTCCACAGCAAGTTGTTTTCCGTCAATATCCGGAATGTGAATACTTGGAATATGGTCTTAATGACAATATTGTTGGTGTAGATAAACAGAAAAACAAAGATGTTCGTGGCGCTCGTCGTGAAATGAAGGGTCAGTACCCGGAGAAATGGTAAATCATGCCTATCATGGTTCGCCCTCGGGGCAAAGCGACACGTATTGCGTATTCCATTTTAGGAACTCCGCTTAATATACAGTCGCGCCGAACTCCCCGACAACGGCAAAACGAAAAACGCATTGTGTTTGAAGACAGCGCAAGAGCGAGATAATTATGGGGCTGCTGATACCAGCCCCACTTTCTCGATCTACTACCAAGGAACTGAAATGGCTGCACCAAAGAAAAAACTCGTTAAAATAGCAAAGAACGTGAGCGTTTCGCGTGCTAAAGAAAAGAAAATGGAAAAGAAGCCCGGTGGCTCAAATGTAGGCGAGTACAAATCCGTTAAGAAGAAAGAATTCGCTGGTACTAAAGGTGGAGCACCAGTCGGATCATATCCTATTAATACTCTTAAAAGAGCTAAAGCTGCTCTCTCCTATGCACATTATGCACCGGATCCCGAAGGTATCAAGCGGGCCGTATATAAACGGTATCCCGAACTTGCAAAACGCAGTAAGTCTCCAGTAGCTAAACGGGTAGTTAAGGGTAAAAAATGAAAAAAAACTACAAATCTAACGCTGCATTCTTAAAAGATCTTGTTAAACATCTAGAAGGCGACATGAAAGGTTTTAAAGAAGAAATTGAAGGCGATAAAAAGCTCATCAAATCTTCTCGTAAAAAACTTTCTAAGTCTAAAGTAAAAGAACATCTTAAAGAAGATATCGACTATTACGATAAAGAAGCTAAACAAGATAAAAAGATGATCAAAAAGATCTCATCTGTATCTAAGAAAAAATCTTCGCGTAAGAAATAAGAAGGGCTTCACGCATATCATCCTCTTTCTTATTTCGTCTTTGGGGTGCTCTCGTCGATTACTGGTTAGATCATCAGGTTTTCATCCTGAAGAAGGTAGTTCGATTCTACCCGGGAGCACCAGTGGACTGGATTTTTGATCTATTTCATGCAATGTTATACCAACTATGCAGGAGCCCACATGAAAAAAAAGACAATCGGTCAAGAAGTACACGATATTCTTGAAAAAGAAGCCAAGAATGGCCCAGAAGTTATCGATGTAGAAGATCTAGAACGCGAAGCACATAAAGATTACGAAAAAGAAGTATTTGTTGCCATTGAACGTGGAAAAGCCGCGTTTCATGGTGATTTCTATGTGGAAGTGCAGTCAAGAAAAGAACGGTCTTTAGCCGAGAGAGTTGTTCGTAACCAATTTTTCATCAAACAAGAATGCCCTACCCCACAATATGACCAAACTTTATATAAATATCACCGTAAAGATGAACGTATAGAGTTTCTCTGGGTACTCCCCGATAAAAATACATACAATTTATTCAAGCTGAATGCACTTACAATTCATCCAGACCAAAAAGAACTACTCGGATATATATTAGCCGACAGCGCTGGAGAATTAGAGCAACGTGCTAAAAAACTTAATGGTTACAAAGAAGATAGAGTGGTCTTATCAGTAGGAGAAGCATAATGAGCCTTCCACAAGCGTCACAAGCACAAATCAATGCAATGCAAAAAGCAGCACAAGAAAAATTTCCTGAGGAACCTGTTGTTGAAGAACAACACGCTGTACAAGAAGAACCAGCTGAAGAAAATATAGAAGAAGTACAACAAGAGGTTTCACACACCGAACCTGAAGAAGAAGAGACTCGTGCAAGCGCCTCTTCGAAAGAAGAAAACTTACGTATTTTACGTGAACGGTCCGAACGAGCAGAGCGCGAGCGTGATCAACTACTCCGTCAACTCGAACAGCTCAACTCTTCTTCTTCAGGAGCTAAAGAAGCCACACGACAAGAAATTAAATCTTCACTAGAAGATCTTAACTTTGATCCTGATGACCTGGCAGATGGTAAACAACTACAGGTGCTCGCTAATGAACTGCGCGCGCTTAAAAGACAACTCCAGGACTCACAACAACAAACGCAGCTCACGACGACGGAACTCAGACTTAAACGAGACTTCCCCGACTTTGAAGAAGTAGTAAGCTACGAAAACCAAGTAAAACTACGTGAGATGGATCCCGATCTTGCTGAATCTATTATTCAAAACAAAGATCCGTACAAACAACATGCACTCGCTTACCGGATGATAAAGAACCTGGGAATACATAAACCAGATCATTATAAAAAGGAGCGTGCCATTGCTCAAACAAACGCAAGTAAACCAAGACCCGCGACCAGTATCTCTCCACAAGAGGGGGATAGTCCACTGTCTCGCGCAAATGCTTTTGCTAATGGACTCACTCCAGAGCTTAAAGCCCAACTACGTAGAGAAATGGAAGAAGCAAAAAGAAATAACTAATGAAACTATCGAAGCGACAACAGCTTTTTACGCATGACGTATCCAGACTCATAGACTATATCTTTAAGTCTGGATATGCCTGTACTCTATCAGAAGCATACCGAACGCAAGAACAAGCGAACTGGTACGCAGAAAAAGGTATCGGAATAAAAAATAGTCTTCACTGCCAACGTCTAGCTATAGATATTAACCTCTTTAATAGCGAGGGAGACTATCTTAGCGGCACTGAAGACCATCGCCGCTTCGGAGAATACTGGGAATCCCTATCCTCAGAAAATCGATGGGGCGGCAACTTTAATGATGGAAATCACTACGAACGTAATAAGTAATAGTTGACACCTAGTTGCCTTATGTTACTCTTAAGTGCATAGATGGTTAATTTAAAATAATTCCTTTAGGTGGGAGGACATGTACAAGTCCCCTCATATAAACACCAGGCGCAAAGCGATACAATTTGCGCCTGGTGTTTTTTTTGCTAGACTCACGAAGACGTACTAGGATTCGTCCCCTTATCTTTTTATCCCTTGGCGTACAGAGTCTCGCCACCTCAAGACGTATGAAGACTTCGTCACTCTTAAGTGTTGTCCTATTTTAGGTATTAACTTAAGGAAAAAGTATGTCAGTAACGACTACTAGCGTGCTTCCGGCTCCGGTCCAACAAAGTTTCAGTTATAAACTTTTGTCGGTACCCGTCCCGAACATGATTCACAACATCGCTGCGATGAAGAAAGTAATGCCAAGAAATGGTGGTACTACTCTTCGTATGCGTAGATACAATCCGTTGGATACTGCTATGGTTCCTTTGGGGAATTCTGGCGTAACTCCTCCGGCACAGAACCTAACAGCTGTTGATATTGATGCTAAAATCTCATTCTACGGCACATATGTTTTGCTTAATGAGCAAGTTACCTTGCAAAACCAAGACCCTAAAAAGAATGGGGTCGTTAAACTTTCTCTGATTGACTTGGAAACCGAAGTAGCTTTTAGCTAACCGGTGACAGGGCGGAAGGATTTTTTAAAGGATGTTCATGAAAACGACTATTAAGATTGCGCAACTCTTTCATCAGTTCAAATCTTTGATCATTGATATGATCAGGGAGTCTTTTGCTGCCGATATTTTTGCTAGTCTTTCTATATCTTTTCATAACACAACAATGTGGCTTTTTAATAATAAGAAAAGGTTCAACTATATTCAGGATATGATCAAGCATTTCACCTGTAGCTTGCCAGTTATAAACTGGACGCGTAAATTTATTTTTACTTGTCCATCGATATCGACTGTCTTTTGCTCCACCGAATACTTTTTCAAGCCAGAGAATAAGGACCTCGTCGCAACTAGTGACTTTAAGCATTACATGCCATTGCCATCCAGATCCATATTTACCTTGCTTAACTCGTCCGATGTAGAAGCAACCTTCTCCATCGATGATTCCAGCAAGATAAGCGATCTCGGCAATTGTTTGATTAGTGTTAAATATTACTTTTTTAGCCATATGCATCCTTTCATTAATAATATAACAGTTGTTAATGAAGAAGCCCACCGTGAACGACTAAGTGAGAAAGACCTATTTTATAGTAGGTATGCGATAGTCTGATCCACATTCGATAAGGTGTGGAGGAAGATCCGAAGAGGTTTTCCCGCCATAGTAATATGGTCAGTAGGCATAAGCCGAAAGTAACAGAAATATGGTTCTTAACGAAGCTGCGGCTCGTCTAGGTGTTTCGCTTCGCCAAACAGAAGATCAGTTAACTCGTGATATGCTCGCTTCTACAGCGTCATTCATTAACTGTACTGGTGGTGTAAA